TCGGCGCTCTCTTCTTCTTTGTCGTCTTCGAGTCCGCTTAACGCTTGAGCAGCTTTGAATAACGTAGTCAAAGTACTCGCAGGAAAGTCCTGTAGCTCTTTGATAGTCACGAGCTTTTGCTCATCGTTATGCAAACACATCGTGAGAAGATTAGCTTGAAGGTCTTTATGCGAATTGAGACCCCGAGCTTTACCGCCGATGAACTTTACGCGCCCGCCGACATCATCGAGAAAAATATCTCGCTGCTTGCCAGTCAACTCACGAAGAACATAGTTCTTTACGGCCCCGCCTTCAACAGTGAGTTCAATTGCGATTTCTTTTAATGTTACCGTTAGTTGTAAAGTATCCATAGTAGTCCTTTCCGATGATCTTGTACACGTCCTGAGTCGCGTTCTAAAGCATTTTATACTTTAGATTGATAATTTAACCGCCTTAGACTGCATCCGCGTATTCGGGGGCGGTCTCGACGAGAGAACCGTTCTGGTTGGTCGGAATGATCGTCAAGTCGGCAACTGGCTGCTCGCCCTCAACAATTTCCCCGGGCGTAAAGGCGTCGATAAAGCCCCAGAAAGTGAATGTTGAATCATCTGCGAATGTAATCACGATTGACTGATTCACGCCTATCATCGCGACCAGTTCATCATACACTTCGGGATCATACGCTGCTTGCACAGATGCTTCAGTTAGCGTCTTCAACAATTTAGGCGCCATTGTACGCCATGTAGTATTTCTCATCGTGGTCGTGTCAGTTGCTCCGCCAGCAGATACCCCTGGTGGTGTTAATGACTTCTCCCAAAGCAAGAGGGTCACCCCACTAGTTCCAGCGCTGAAAGCGATAGTAGTTGAAAAGCCGTCATCAATTCGTTCACTCATTTTATTTATCCTTTCAAAATTATGTTACATTTTTTAATGTTACTAAAAAGTTAACGGTGAACAAGTACCGACGTTTAGTACCAGGTTCTTTTCCTAAGGCAACGATCGGCGTTGTTCGTTTTACATTATAGACCATAAATGTTTGCGTCCCGATTATTGTTAATACTCTATTCACAGTCGATAAAGCATCAACAACTTCCTCAAGCTTTGCATACCCTGTATTGTAATCTTGACTACGTATTTTAATTTGAATGCCCGGATGCGATGGCGTATACCCGTTCATTTGCCTAAGATCGAGAGTTCCGGACGTATCATATATCGCACCGCAGTTAGTATCAACTTCATCGGCGTCAGGCATCCCACTAATAAATAACGGCCAGACCCCACTTTCATCAGGGCGTATCATTAAGTCTAATTCATCGATAATATAATCGGCTAAAATAGTCGCAGGCGATATCGTTAAAAGTGCCATTAGTATTTCATTTCCGTACGAATTATTCTTAAAGCCTCATATCGTTTTTCACGAGCGGGCCGTTCTAAAAACTTTGCTTGTTGTCCTTCGCCTCGATTAAACATGCCGCCTGCGGCTGTTCCTCGTTTTGTGCCTTTAGCTGAAGCGATTTCTTGGGCATGCCGAACATTAAATTCTTTTCCGTGAGCAGCATCTAAATTCTCATGAACATATACCGCATACTCTGCAGTATAGCCAACGACTATATCTGTTCTAAATCCTGAACTGCCAACATTACGAATAAAGCCTGAACCTTGTAGATGCCCTAATTGCACTGGGATAATCAAATCGCTCTCACGCTTAATCATGAGGCCAGCCTTCTTAAGACCTTGAGCGCACCCTCGTTCTTGCCTTTTGTTATAGGCCTGAAGTCTACGAAGTACTAATGGGGCTCCTGTTATTTCAAGTACTTTCATAAATACGCTTCTCGAAGAAACTTTGTCGCTTTAAGTGTTGGAGTACTATCGAAGCGACGTATTTCCCAGGCATTATCATTCTCTTTAATACTTACCGAGTCAGTAATATCAGTTAACTCACCGAGCATCAATACACCGCGTGGCTTGACGTCAGACTCTACATAAACTAAAGCATTCGACAATTCGCGTTCGCCCATAAAGGACAAGAACTCTTCAGTGGCGGCTTCCCATCGACACGCCAACTCTACTGGAGACGCAAACGTGGGATTGCCGTAATTGTCAGTCCCAATAGGGGCCCAATAAACACAAATTTGTTTGAGCATTCGCTCAATAATACTCATGTTACATCCCGGCTAAAAGTTTCATAAATCCAGCGACACCAGCACCACCTACAAAACTGCTAAGACAAACGCCAATCATAAAATACTTCATGTTAATGAGTTTAATTCCCCATGGGCACGCTTGAATATGCATGAGTAAAATTTTCTCTGTCATTCCAGCGGCTATCTCGGCTACGATTGCTTTGTCACCTTCGGTTAATGCCATTTAGTACTCCTACTCTGTAGCGGCTGCAATAGCCTCTTCCTCAGTGCGTCCTACCCAGATCATTCCAACTACGGGTACGCCGCCCTTCTTAGTTTGTTCATTTAGTTTTGCAAGATTTCCTGCTGTATCAATTCTCATAGCCATCTGACCGTAATGAGTAACATCAAAACCTAAGTCAACTTTCGATTGTATTGTCGCACTTACTTTCCCTGCCTTTTCGAGTGTTGCTCGGCCTTCTCGTATGGCGTAGAAATGCGCAGATAACCAGCGCTCGATAAGTTCGAGCTTCTCATCAGTATAATCGCTATCCGTGCATAGTTCAGTAACTAACGAGTTCGCGACCTCAATAAACGGTTCCGTTGAAACGGTCACTTCGAGTTCGATAATCGCTGCAACTTGAGCATTAGTTGTCCTTATGGCCATTAGTGCCACTCACTTCCTTTGCGCCTTTGGCAACGTCGTCCCAGTTTGAGACCGCAGTATTGACTTTAGCTTGCTCGACCTTAATCTCTTTAAGTGAGATTTGTTCGCCAGCTTGAACTCGCTGCGCTAACTTCGCGATTTGACTTGCAACGCCGATGCCACTGGCGATTGCATCAACAAATAATTTAAGGGTTACTGGGTCCATCAATATCACCGCCTTCTGTTAACTGAATGTAAATCAGTTGTCGTATAATATCACTAATCGAATCGCCGAGGTAAGGCTTACATTCTCCGGCCTCAATTGCAAGAACCCAACGAGCAAGGTATTCTTGACCTTCATGAATTAGTATCGTTAATCGCTGAGTTGTCTCTGACTCGAACTTACCAAGTTTTTGCATTTCAGTCAAAATTTCAACTGTTACTGTAAATGTTTTTTGAGCGATTAGAATTTCAGCTCGGTCATTACCTTTGATGCCCGGCTGACACCCGAGGGTTAAACACAGCAACAATATCGCGCTTAATACTTTATTAGTAGGCTTCGCCTCTCGACCTTGTTTCAAATCAAGACCAACTGCCTTTCCCAGCATCTTAAGTATAACCCATATTTTATCAAGAGCGGCGTCGTCTTTTGGTGTTGGAGTTAACACAACAATCATACGGGCCGCCGTGTAAATAACCCCAATTATTGCGAACATAGCAACGTAATTTGCTTGAATCCATTCAATCATGATTTTGCCCTTTCAGTCCAAAACTCTTTAGTCGGTATATGAGGAAAGATTTCATTAGGAAGGAGGCTTATGTCAGTAACATTATAGACATGCCGGCCTGGAAATTTCTTTTTCAAATCAGATGCTACATTATAGAACGCTTTAATGAATTCTGGATAAACTGTCGATTTTGGTTTTTGAATTATTCGATGATGCCAGTTTGGGCTACCATCTTCGCTAAGTTGCATATCGAACCCTAATAAAAAGATTCGACGCGCGCCTAATATCAATGCAAGGTTGATTGCTGAAGCACCAGTATTAGTATTCCATCCCAAGGACTTATAATGCAAGCCTTTCGCCTCTCGAGGAAGGGTCCAAACATACGGCACGGACCTTCGAACAAGCTTATTGCAATTACTGAAAAAGATAATGTCTTTTGTATTACGTATCTCATGATCGAATATCGTGAACCATTTGTGGTCACCGAATATACAAATCTTGCATATCTTAGGACCGAGCGTGTAGGCTGTATTACAACCGATGGTTAGCTCTTCTTTAAGTAAGTCATAATCGAACTTTTCTAAAGAAGGGCCACCACCGATTATAAATACATCTTCGTCTTTCCATTTCTCTTCAGGAACCCAACGAGGCATTACTCGGTCTCACTACTGTTGGGTTCCTTAGTTTCAGGCGCCTTCGATGTGCTGAGAAATTCTCTTAACTCATCAATGCGCATCTTTCGCAATGTTAACGATTCATCCGTCTCGTTATTGATGACCGAGTACCAGCCTAACTTTTTATAGACTGTAATATCAAGCCCAGTTGCAAACTCAATGGCGTCAGTAACATCTTCGCCCCAGACTGGCTCTTGCAATTCGCGCTTTTGTGGAGTCGTTTGACCCATAGGAATGTTCGGAGGGTCAACAACGAAGTTTCCGTCAGTCGCGACCCGCTGAAACTTGTTTCGGAAAACGACCGTCAGGTCGATTTCTGACTCAACAATTCCGCCCCTATTAGTTACCTTGCCGTCTGGGCCAGTATGACGACCACCCATGTTTATAAAACGCATACTATTTCCTTTCCTAATAAATACCTGAGCTTACTATTTCTTTGTTACACAGACCCGTGTACAATACCCGTATTTCCGTTTTGGTCAGCGCGGAGCTGCGGAACAAGAATGGCCATAACCTTGAAGTTTTTCAAGAGTCCGCCATTTGAATCCCACTGCAGCGACGTGATGTCCATGCCGATGATCTCACGAGCGACGTCGCTCGTCATCTGAATCATCACGATATCATAATCAGTCAAATAATCGAGCGTCTTCAGCGGACTGAATCCTTCAATCGCGTTAATACGCTCACGCAGTGTTCTGTCAGACGCGGCCTTGAGGTCTGCATCGAGATATCGGTCCCATGCTGGCGAATTGTATAGCATGAAAGGTCCATAATGATATGCGTCGTATGCATCCTGTCTCATTGCAAGAATCTCATCAATGAGGGTTTCGCCGGTCCAACCTACAGCGGTTGGCGCTGTAATTGTGCGAGTAATTCGACTCGGAAAATTCGTGTACCCGTAAAGAGTGCCACCACCGTAGGTATAACTCGATGCAACGCCAATCAGCAACTGCTCGGCCATCTCGGCGACTCTTCGTGCAGCAAGCTCGGCTGTCGAAGTGTCTAACGGTGAACCGCCGCTTCTTGACGCCTCGAGTTGACGAGCCGAAAACGAAAAGTCTTTCGAGATAATCGGCAATGGTAGATTCGTGAGTTCAAAGACCGGACGATCATTCGGTCCGGCGACTAAA